TTTCACACAAACCGAAAAAATGAAATCGAGGTGGAAAATTTGAAAGGTATAACAAAAACAGAAGTATATCAGAAAGAACTAGAGAAAATCACCGAGATTTTCAAAGATGTTGATAAAGCTCAAAGAGAAATAGCTGAAGGACTTATTCAAGAAACTGCTTACCTAAAAAGCGAATTATGGGATATGAGACAGGTACTAGAGCAAACTGGAATGATAAAAATACATCCTGATGATCCTAGCAAACAAAAATCTTTACCTATTGCTAATGAGTATAGAAGAACAGCTAATATATATGCTTTAAATATTAAAACTCTTAATGGTATCTTACAAAAGAATGTACTAGAAGAAGAGGATGCCTTTGACGCTTGGATGAAGGCAAAACAGAATAATGAGTAATAAGTTTAAAGGGTACACACCTATAAGTTTCGATTTAAGCAATAATAAGATTAACGGAAAGCATTCATATTTATTAGAGTATTACAATAAGGCTATAGATGAAAATAATGATGATGTAATACTTGGAAATGAGTTGCTATTATGCCTTAAGAATCTTATTAATGACTTAGCAGATGAAAGATACTATTATGATAACTCAGATGCAGAGTTTAAAATTGAATTTATTGAAACATTTGTAAAGCATACTAAAAGTCCATTTAACGGTATGCCTTTTTTATTGGAATTATGGGAAAAGGCAGTATTAGAAGCTTTTTATAGTTTTAAAAGAGTTAAAAATGGATTTAGAAGGTTTAAAAAGTTAATATTATTAGTTGCTCGTAAAAATGGTAAATCAACTTTTTGTGCCGCATTATGTTTTACAGAGTTTATGGTTGGTATGGCTGGAAGCGATATAATATGTTCATCAAATGATGATGCACAAGCTAATCTTATTTTTGATGAAATATCAAACATGAGAGAGATGTTTGATCCAAAAGATAAGCGAACGCATAAAAATCTAAAAGGTATATTTAATCTAAAGAATAAATCAACAATAAAAAAACTATCAGATAAGACAAGAAATAAAGAAGGACGTAATATTGAGTTCGCTATTTTGGATGAAAGCCATGAGATGAAAGATAACGTAATTGCAAAATCAATAGAGCAGTCGCAATCAATTAAGGATGAACCTATCTTTATTAACATTACAACAGAAGGATTTGTTGATGATGGATATTTGGATAAAGAATTGAAATATGCAAGGGAGGTTCTAAGAGGTGAAAGAGAAGATGACACTTTGCTTCCATGGCTTTACACACAAGATAGTGAAACTGAGATTTACCAAAACGAATTATCTTGGAAGAAAGCAAACCCTAGCCTTGGAACAGTAAAGAAATGGGATTATTTAAGAGATCAATTAAGAAAAGCTCAAGCTGATAAAGCAGAAAGAGTATTTACTCTTTCTAAAGACTTTAATATTAAGCAAAATAATGCTGAAGCATGGCTTATGGAAAAAGATATAGTAAATGATTTGACGTATGATATAGAGGATTTAAAAGGTAGCATAGGAATAGGAGCTACTGATTTATCTGAAACTACAGACTTAACTAGTGCAAGGGTACTTATAATGAAGCCTGGAGATAAGCATAAATACTTTATATCTCATTACTTTATACCTGAAACTAAAGTAGAAGAAGGTACAAAACAAGATAAAAAAGATTATCTTGAATGGGCTAAGCAAGGATATCTTACTATATGTCAAGGTAATGAAGTTGATTATGATGATGTTGTAACATGGTATATAAGCTTATATAAGAAATACAAAATTTGGGTATTTAAGAATGGATATGATAGATGGAATGCTAAGTCGTTCGTAAAAGGAATGACTGATTATGGGTATGAACTTGAAAAAATACCACAGGATTTTAACAATATGTCTCCAGGAATGAAAATGCTAGAAGCAGACTTGAAATGCAAATTAGTAAATTATAATCAAAACCCTATTGATGTATGGTGTTTGAAAAATACAGCATGTAAGGTTAATCAGTATGGTCAAATAATGCCAATGAAAGTACAATGGCAAGCTAATAAGAGGATTGATGGAGCTGTAACAATGATTATTGCTTATTCAACATATGACAGGTATAGAAAAGAGTATCAAGAAATTATTAGATAATGAAAGGGGGTGAGTAAAAAAAACATGGGATTATTTGATTATTTTGGTAAATTAAAAAATAATAGGCAAATAATGAAGTATGCAAAAATGTTAAACGGATTTACACCTGTATTTTCAAACTTTGGAGACAATATATATGCAAGTGATATAGTTCAAGCAGCGATAAGATGTATTGCTAACGAGATGAGTAAGTTAAATCCACAGCATATTAGAATAGATCCTAACGGTATGAGATCTATTGTAAATGGAAATATAAATAGATTGCTTAAATTTGGACCAAATGAATTAATGACTACTACTGATTTTCTCGAAAAGATTACTTATTTACGTGAAACGACTAAAAATGCTTTTATATATCCTACATATAAAGAAATACCTATAAGAAATGGAATGGTAAAGAGAGAGTATACAGGTTTTTACCCATTAAATCCTATACAGGTTGATTTTTTAGAAGATGTAACAGGCAAGATATACATTAAGATGTATTTTAAAAACTCTCAACATTATACAATGCCATATAACGATATTATTCATTGGAGGAAAGATTATGGTGCCAATGAGTTCCTTGGCGGTGATGAAAATGGTAATGCTAATAATACAGCATTATTAAAACTGTTAAAAACTGATGATGTTACCGTACAAGGAATAGACAAAGGAATAAAAGCAGGATTATCTGTAAAGGGAATAATTAAAGTTAATACAATGCTTGATGATGAAAAGCAAGAAGAAGAAAGAAGAAAATTTGAGAAGAAGTTAAATAATTCTGAATCAGGTATATTGCCAATTGACTTAAAAAATGATTTTATACCAATTAATATAAATCCAACTAGTATTGATTCTAGTACTTTGAATTTTATACAACAAAGGATTTTAAATAATTATGGTATATCATTACCAATTTTTAATGGAGATTTTACAGAAGAACAATATCAGGCGTTTTATGAAAAGACATTAGAACCAATGGTAATTAGTTTGGGAAGAGTATTTAGTAAGTCCTTATTTACTAACAGAGAATTAGAAGTTGGTAATGAGATTATTTTTTATGCACAAGGCCTTACATTTACTAACATGAAAAATAAAATCTCTGCAGTTGATGTTCTTAGTAGTAGAGGTGTTCTTACAGATAATCAAATTCTTGATATATTTGGATATCCTCCATTTGATGGTGGTGATGTAAGGCATATGTCTCTTAATTACATTAATAGAGAAATAGCAGATCAATATCAACTTAATAATATTAAATCTAAATGAAAGGAAGGTCAATGAAGTGGGTAATAAATTTCCTGAAACAGAACTTGTAAAAAGAAATTTTGAAGTATCAGACATGGTTGTAAGAACTATGCTAGGAGAAGGCGAAGAAAATACAAAAGGTAGAACTATAGAAGGGCACCCTGCGGTTTTTAATCGTGAAGCTGATATTGGTGGATGGTTTACTGAGATTATAGAAAGAGGTGCATTTGATGGATGCGACTTTAGTGATGTTCTTTTATTTGTAAACCATGAAACAGATAAGATACCACTTGCAAGAAGCAGAAGAAACAACAAAAACTCAACAATGAGAATTAACATTGATGAAATAGGACTATACTTTGAAGCTGATGTTGATACAGAAAACAATCCAGAAGCAAGGCAGGTTTGTTCAAGTATTGACAGAGGAGATATTACAGGAATGTCATTCATGTTTAGGGTTAAAGAGCAGAAGTGGGAGAACCTAGATACACCTAAACCTACAAGACGTATTCTAAAGATTTCTAAGGTTTATGAAGTATCTGCTGTTAATAACCCTGCTTATGAAGATACAGATATTAATGCTCGTGATAAAAAGGCATTGGATAATGCCAAACTTGCATTGGATAATGCAAGATCACAAGAGTTGGATAACTCTGAAGCATTAGAAATATTAAAATTAAAAAATCAAATTTTAGGAGGAATGTAAGAATGAAGTTAAAAGAAATGTTAAAAGAAAAAGAAGAAAAAAGGGCAACATTACTTAAAAAATCAAATGAAAGCAATGATATTGCAGAAGTAAGAAACATTCATACTCAACTTGGAGAACTTAATAAAGAAATCGAAGAACTTAGATCAATTATTGAAGAAACAGAAACAGAAGCAGAACAAAGAGAACAAAGAGAACAAGTAGAACAAGTAGAAGCAAGACAAGCAAGCCAAGGTGCACCATCAAAACTTAACCCATTAGGGACATATGGACTTGGAGAAGCAAGACAAGCAGAAACATCAGATTGTATTGACTATGAACAAAGAGGTAAAGATTTATTAGAAAAACGTTCTGTTACTATGGGCTCAAGCAGCATTATAGCGCCACAACATCAAGCAACAGACATTAAGCCTGGATTTAATCAAGTTTCATCTCTTGTTGATCGTGTAACAATCAAACCGTTACAAGGAGGAGAAAGTTATAAAAGACCATATGTAAAAGGATATGGAGAAGGTACATATACAGCAGAAGGAGCAGCGGCATCTAATACAGAGCCGGAATTTGGATATGCAGATATTAATAAAGCAAAAATTACATCATATGCAGAGGATACAGAAGAAGTAGAAAAATTACCAGCTGCAAACTATGCTCAAGAAGTAGAAAACGGTATGCGTATTGCTGTTAGAAGAAAGATATCAGCAGAAATCTTAAATGGTGATGGCACAACAAATCATTTAATGGGTATTTTCAACTCAACAGTAATTGAAGCGACAACAGACTTAGAAGTAAGTAATATCACAGCTGATACTCTTGATGAAATTGTATTTAGCTATGGTGGAGATGAAGATGTAGAAGATGCTGCGGTTCTTATTCTTAGTAAGAAAGACTTAAAAGCATTTTCTATGCTTAGAGCTACAAACGGCGAAAAACTGCATAAAATTGTTTCAAATGGTAATACAGGAACAATTGATACAATTCCTTATATCATAAATTCAGCATGTAAAAGTATTGGAGAAGCTTCACAAGATGATTACTGCATGGCATATGGTTCTCTTTCAAATTATGAACTTGCAGTATTTTCAGATGTAGAAGTTAAAAAATCAACAGATTACAAGTTCAAGGAAGGTATGATTGCTCACAGAGGTGTAACATTTGTTGGTGGAAACGTAGCAGCTCATAACGGATTTTTAAGAGTAAAAAAAGCATAAGCCTAGTTACTATGAAATCTGTAGCTAATGATACCTCTAGTTTAGCTACAGATTATTCTAATATGACAGTAGCTAAACTAAAGGCTTTGTGCAAAGAAAGAGGTATTACAGGATATAGTACAATGACAAAATCAGAATTAATCAATATACTTAATGGAGGGGAATAGATGGATTTATTACAAAAAATTAAAGAACATCTTGGGATAATTACTGATGATGAAGAAGTAAATGCATCTATTAACTTAAAGATAGATGCTGTAAAAGGTTATCTAGAATCAGGTGGTGCAAATTTTGAAAAAGAAATAAATGCACAAGCAATTAATTGCATTGCTATAGGAGTAAATGATTTACTTAATAATAAAGCTGGAGAAACTAAGTTTTCACCAGCTTTTAATATATTAGCAATGCAAATATGTAGGGGGTGAATGAATGCAATTCATTACACCTGTTTATTTTGTATCTGTAGAAAATATAACAGATGAAGCAGGAGACACTAATGAAAAAGAAGTGTTAAGAAAAGTGTTGGCTAATAAAAAGTCGATAGGTACAAGTGAATTTTATCAGGCTCATACAGCAGGAATGAAACCTGAAATAAAGCTTGAAGTAAGAACATTTGAATATAAAGGTGAAAAGAAAGTAATAGTAAATAATATACGTTATAAAATCATAAGAACATTTGATAATTCAAATGGAAGAATAGAACTTACGTTAGTAGGTGATGTACATGGCATTACCTAAAGCTGTAAAGATAAAGAAAGATGGAATTGAATTTACTAATAATGTAGATGCAGTTAATTACACACTTAAAGAACTTATCAGAGCGGCTTTAAGGGATTGTGGAAAGCTATTTTGCAATAGATTTAGACAAGCATATTACAGCCACTTTAAGCGTAGAAAAGGTCGTGTAGGTAGATATACGCAATACTGGGTAAGAAGCAAACAAGAAATACCTGATTTACTTGTAGGCATTAAACCTAATGCTTTCTATGGAGGTATGCAAGAGTTTGGTTCTTCTAAAACTCCTAGATTAGGACTAATGATAAATACAGCACAAGATAACATAGACAATATGCAAAAAATACAAGCACAGTATTTAAGTGCATTAAACCAGGATAATCCTAACGTACCAAGTGATGAAGATTATGAAGGAGGTGCTGACGATTGATATTTAATCGTACTAATGAGTTAAAAAAGTCTTTGATTAGTATTTTAAAACAAGTACATGATCAAGCTTATTACAAAAAGGCACCTATCACAGCAGACTATCCTTACATTACCTATTACTTGAAACATACCAAAGAAGAACATCAATATGACTACTTTTGGGAAGTGCACGTATGGACTAGAGATGTAAAATTAGCAGAACAACTAGCAGACAGCATAGAAGAATTCGATAAGTGCACATACAAAAATGAATACCACTGTTTCGACTTGGATTTAAATTCTCGAAATGGTGTAGAAGACGAAGATAAGGAGATACAACATATCGTACTCCTATTTAATTTAACCTATTTTGATGTGAAAGGATGATAAAATGGGACTTTTTAAGAAAAGAATGACAGGATACACAGAAAAAACAATGACAGATTTGCAGACTGGTGCTGGGGCATACTTTATTAACTTTGATGTTGAAAATGATACATTCTCTAGTGCTTTAGAAGCAGGCAAGTTGTTAGGAGCTACGCAAGGTGGCGGAACATTTACAGCTAAACCGACTATCACACCGATTGAAGTCGACGGTGTTCCAAGTGCAGCCATGGGGATGGAAGAAGTTGAAGGCTGGGAAGTAACAATGCAAGCCAATTTGATGGAAGTTACCACAAAAAATATTACTAATGCTCTTGGAGCTTCTAAAACAAGCAATGCAAAAGCTGGTGCATATAAAAAGATTGAAGGACGTATGTATATTGAATTATCAGATTACAAAGGAAACATTACTTTCCTTGGAGATGTTAAAGGATACGACCAACCAATGATTATCCAAGTTTACAATGCTCTAGCGACTGACGGCATTAATATAAATCCACAGGATAAAAAGGTGTCATTAGTGCCAACTACATTTAAAGGGCATGTAAGTCCTACTGACTATGAAGTACCACCTTTTGCTATATTTGTACCAGTACAAGGAGCAACATTAGAAGCTACATATGAAACAGGTTCAGTAACAGGAAACACAAAAGCTACAGTTACAACAAGTGAATCTAGCAATACATTTGCTTATATTGTAGGTGCAGAAGATACAGAGATTCCTAATGTGGGTGAAGAAGTAATAGGTGGAACTACTTATACAAGCGGTTCAGATATTGCAGTTGAAGAAGGGCAAATTGTTTACATGTTTGAGTTGGATAGCAATAGCAAGGTTGTTCAATTCAATATGCACACAGTAGTAGATTCAGAAATTGCAACCGCTTAAGGAGGAAAAGTAGATGAAGAAATTAACAGGTAAGCACGTATTTGCTATGGCTAAGATTATTAAAGCAGCTAACTTGAAAGAAGAGCTTGGAGAAGTTATTGCCAAAGCACAAAAAGAAGAAGTGAGCACAGAACAAGTCGGTATTGATGCTCTTATGACAGTGATTTCAGCTTGTGGCGATGATAAGGTGGAGCAGAAAGTTTATGACTTGCTAGATGATGTATTTGAAGCTAAAACAGCAGACATGTCTCTTGAAGCTATTGCTCAAAACTTTAAGCAGCTGGCACAAGAAAATAACTTAATGAGTTTTTTCAAGTCAGCAGGTCTTTTAGGTCAGTCCAAATAAGGGACTTGCTATTTAGAAGATATGGAGGGGCAGTACAAGAGGTATTGTCTCTCGAATTTGAAGATTTTATCGAACAAATTAACTTCGCTATGGATGAAAAAAGCGAAGAGAACGTATGGTTTAGATGGGTTAATGGCTATCAGAATATTGGCCTAGATGAATTTAAACAAGCAGTACATTATAAAAAGCCAAGTGAACAGATGTTGATAGAATCTAAACCTATTGAAAATGTACTTGAAGATTTATTTAAAAACTTTGGATAGAGAGGAGGTATAACATGAACATATTTACGTTAATGGGTACTATCCTCGTTGATAATGCAAAAGCAGAAGAAAGTATAAGCAGTACTGGAAAGTCGGCCGATGGATTGGCAAGCAAGCTAGGAACAGGGCTTAAGACAGCAGCAGGAGTTGCAGCAGGTGCACTTGTAGCAATAGGAACAGCGGCGGCAGGCATGGCAGTTAAAGCAGTATCAGCTTCAGATGAATGCAAAAAAGCATTAAATACATTACAGACTCAAACTGGTGCAACGTCTGAGAAAATGGATGGACTTAAAGAAAGCTTATTGAACATCTATGGGAATAACTATGGAGAGTCTTTTGAAGATGTAGCACAGGCACTTGCAAGTGTTAAACAACAAACAGGATTGGCAGGGCAAGAGTTAGAAGGATTTACTACTAATGCACTAGCACTTAGAGATACATTTGAATATGAAATTACTGAAAGTACAAGAGCGGCTGATATGATGATGAAGCAATTCGGAATATCAGGTGAAGAAGCTTTTAACTTAATTGCTCAAGGTGCTCAGAATGGATTAGATAAGAATGATAACTTACTAGATTCTATCAACGAGTATTCAGTACACTTTGCTCAACTTGGTTTAGATGCTGAAGATATGTTTAATATGTTTAGCAACGGAGCTCAAACAGGAGTCTTCGACATTGACAAACTCGGTGATGCAGTAAAAGAGTTTGGTATTCGTGTAAAAGATGGCACAGCTGATGAAGCATTTGAACAACTAGGACTTAATGCAGATAAGTTAAAGATAGCTTTTGCAGAAGGTGGAGAAGGAGCAGAACAGGCTTTTCAACAAGTTAATGAAGCACTGGCTAATTGTGATGATAAGGTACTACAAAATACCTTAGGTGTAACAATGTATGGAACCATGTGGGAAGACATGGGGTCAGAAGCAGTAGCGGCATTAGCTAATACTAATGGCGAATTTGATAAAACTAAAAATACCATGGAGCAAATCAATGCAATTAAGTATGATAGTTTTTCAGAAGCTATGGATGGCATAGGAAGGCAAATTGAAGTAGGTTTACTTATCCCATTAGGGGATAAGCTTTTACCTTATCTAAATGATTTTGCTAACTGGATTAATTCACATATGCCTGAGATACAAGCTGTATTTGAAGTAACTATGGATGCCATAGGAAGTGTTATTGATACTATAGGTGGAGTTATAGAGGGTGTAATAAGTTACTTTACAGATTTTGAGTCTAAGAATGTTGATGTATCTAATACAGTTAAAAATATTTGGGAAGAGATAAAAAACTTCTTTGATAACTCGTGTGGATCAATTAAAGAGATTGTTTCATCGTTCTTAGATGCTTTAAGTGCATTTTGGAATACATGGGGTAGCACTATAACTACATATGTTGCAGGTTTATGGGAAGAAGTAAAAATAGTTTTTGACACAGCATTTAAAGCAATACAAGATATTTTTAATATATTTGCGGCAGCATTTAGTGGAGACTGGGAAGGTGTATGGTATGGTATAAAGCAGCTACTTTCAGATGTATTGGAAGGAATAAACACGCTTGTTAATACCCATATGGAGAATATTAGGCAATTAATATCTAACATAACAGGCAAGATTAAAGAAGCATGGTCTGAAGTATGGGAAGGTATTAAGAATAAAGTGTCTGATACATGGACCAATATTAAAACATCTGTACAAACTGGTATATCTAACGTGCTTACAAAGGTAAATGAATTAAAAAATAAAGCAATAGAAACTATTAAAGAGTTGCCAAGTAAAGCTTTACAAGTTGGTAAAGACTTTGTACAAGGATTTATTAATGGTATAGGCAATATGATTGGTAGTGTTGCTAGTAAGGCACGTGAATTAGCTAATAGTGCTTTAAATACTGTTAAGAGTACACTTGGAATTCATTCACCTTCACGTAAGATGATGGAACTAGGTGGATATACAGCCGAAGGTATGGCTTTAGGTATCGAAGAAAATGCAGATATGGTAAATAAAGCTGTAGAAGATATGACAGCTTTTAAAGACGATGATTATAGTATTAGCTTTAATGGTAATGCAGTAATTAATACAGATAATGATAATACATCATTAAATGCTTCTAGTATACAAGATAGTGCAAGTAAAGGTATTACAATTAATATGTATTACCCACAAGTAACAGATAAGCAAAGCATAAAGACTATAAGTAGGCAACTTAAAGAACAAATCACACAAGGCGATAGGGCGCTTGGTTTAGTATAAGGAGGTGTTAAGGTGGCAAGTAGTTTAAGTAGAATGCATTGGTTTAGTTTTGCGGGTGTGCAGGTTACAAACTTAGATTTTAACCTTAACACTCCTAAGCTTGTAAGTGTATCTAAGCCAGCTAGTCCCAATATGACTTATTGGGAGTTTAATGCACCAAAAAGACATGGGAGTAGGTATTATAGTAATCGTTATGAAGATATTAATATAAAGGTTACTATTGGCGTACATGGCACATCACAAGAAAGACAAACTAAGATAACTAACTTGTTATCACAGTGGATAGGCAAAGAAGATAAGTTAATATTTTCCGATAGGCCAAATTGTTTTTATAAAGCCAGGTTTTATGACTCTTGTACAACTAAAGATAGTGGCACATTTACAGAAGTAACAATAAGTTTTATAGCAAGTTATTGTATGTATGAACTGTATGGTGATTTAAGAGATTATGTTGTTAATGACTTAACCATGATATTGGACGATTTAGGAGCATTAGTTTGTAGAGCTACATGGGAAGGTATTACAGCGTATACGACAAAAACTATAACAAATAGTGGTAATTTTGAATCGCAACCACTCATAGAACTTACTGGTACAGCGACATTAATAACACTAGAAATGAACAATAAAGAGTTTTCTATAGCTAATCTAGACGGGACAATTTTTATAGACAGCGAAAATATGAATGTCTATAAAATTGATGGAGACAAAAAAGTATCAGTACTGCCACAATTCCAAGGGCAATTTCCTACTATAGCACCTGGTGAAAACAGCGTATTTATAGGTGGAAATAGCTTAAATGTAGATGTAACAATAGATTTCAAAAACACTTATATTGTATAAAAGGAGGCTAAGATATGCTTAAAATTGAAAATGCAGAAGGTACAGTATTAGCCTTCTTAAATAACTTAACTGAAGCAAAAGTACATGAAGTATTAAACGGTGAATATACTATAAGTTTTATAGCCACAATAGACCATCTTAAAACAGATTTTTTATACGATGACTCTAACTTAATAAACTACAATGATGATTTATTTAGACCAGTAACAATCGAGGAACTACATGATGAAGATGGTGCATTAACAGTAGCGGTTGAATGTGAGCATGTAAGTTATGACTTAATTAATAATGTGCTAGATAACTTTAATTACACAAATACTAATGTAGCTAGTGTAATGGCTCAATGTCTTTTAGGTACTAATTTTAGCCTTAGAAGTTGTGACATTACTGAAAAAACATCAATACAGTATACAGAAGAATGTAATAGCAAACAAATCTCTATTGCTATAGCTAATAATTGGCATGGTGAACTTAAATATTATCGATATTATATAGATTTAGTTAAATCTAGAGGAACTAATAGAGGTACTGGGTTTATATTTGGTAAGAATCTTAAATTCGTAAAACGTATTATTAATAGAGCAGAAGGTACAACAAGTTATGAGGTAGAAATTATAGAAGGTAGCGAAACTGATGAATTAGGCAAATATTATTTAGGTGATACAGTTAGAATAATGGATAAGAGACTAAATGTAGATTATTATTGTAGGATTATTGAAATTGAGAAAGATATACTTACAGGACTTAATTCTAAAGTTGTTCTTGGCGATGCTATTAAGGATATGAGAAGCACTTTTAGTGGAGTAAAAAAAGATGTAGAAGAAGTTAAAGCAACAATTTCAGAAAACTCAGCTAATTGGAACAAAGTATCTGAAATTGTTAATGAAAGTGGCGATATTGTTTTAGGTAAATTAAATGCTCTTACTAATATAGCTACTAAAATAGTTAATTCTACAGGTACATTTGAACAATTAGATAATTGTTTGTACTGGCATGACCAACCATTAGAAGTAGATAGTACATTTGCTACTAAATGGGGATCACAAGGACTTGTGTTTGCTAATAGTAAAGATACAGACGGAAATTGGGAGTGGCAAGCAGCATTAAGTTCAGATGGATTGATAGCAACAAATGTTACAGCTAGTTGTTTAGAAGCAATACAAGCACATGTGCTTAGTTTAGTTGTAGATAATTTGGTTGGTAAGGTTATACAAGGTGTTACTATAATTGGTAGCACTATATTAGCCGGTAATGAAAATAACGGTACAACGTTTACAATGATAGATACGCATGGAGATATTATACGTTTTGCTAATGGGAAGAAAGTATTAGAGCTCAGTGGTTCTACTGGTGATGGTGGAGGAACAATTCTTTTAACAGCATATGATGGTTCTGGAACGTTGCTTATAGATACTAATATTGTGTCAGGAAGTGATAGGTGTGCAAGAATAGATGCAAACGGAATTGCATTGAGTATTATAAATAGTGGAACAGGTGCAAACATAACTATTGGCAATGGTATATCGATAGACCCAGGTTCAAATGATGTATCAATTGAAGGTAATGTATATGTATCAGGTGAATTACATGCTTCAGGAGGTGTTGTATAATAATGAATTTAGAAAAAATATATCCAAGTACTGATACTGGGGCACAAGCTATAGGTAAACTTGAAAGAAATCAAAATATGCTAAATCAAGGCATTATTTCAAATGAAAATAAAATCAATGTTTTAAATGCAGATAATAATACTTGGTTAGAGAATGTAGAATTAAAAAAGCATAGAAAACAAGGGAAATATGTTTGTATAGATAATGCTGATGCACCAATTGCTAATGAATTCATATGGTGTACACTTGATGTTTACAATATGAATGAAAACAACAGCATTATCAATTTTACAATCAAGGGCAATCTTTATTCTTGCCGTGAAGAAGATGGAGTTTGGGGTGATTGGGAGCCTAGCCATACACTTAGTCAAATTCAAGAATTAAATAAAAGAATAACAGACTTAGAAGCACTAATAATAAATTAAAGGAGTGATTTTAATGGTAAAACCACTAGCACAACAAGGAATTAATGTAGAGGATATTATTAAAAAATATGATGATACTACAGCATGGGGTAGAGTAGTAACTAGATGTGCAAGCAGAGATGTCCAGTCTAGAGATTATTTTGAGGATAGATTGGTGGCTAAAACAACATCTACAACAGATGATGCAGCTATGTTAGAAGAAGTTTGCGACTTAGTTTACAACTATGAAGAACCTGAAGAAAAATAAAAGAATAATTTGCAAGGCATAAAATAGCACAGATTAATGGTGTATTTTTTATGCCTTTTACTAGAATTAACACTATATTTACTAGAAATTACAGCATAGCGGGGGTGATATAAGCAGGAGGTAATATATATGGAAAGCGATGATTTAAAAGAAGTATGTGAAACATTTGTACAGACTGTAAAGATACAAAGTAGAGTTATAAAATTCTTAACACTTGCATTGATAATTTGTACTTTAATTTTCGCAATTAGAGATTTAATAATGTTTGTATTACTTTAGAAAAGGAGAGATTATAATGAGTATCAAAGAAAGTTTAAAATCTAAAAAAGAGTCTTTAAAAAACAAAAAGGAATCAGCTTCATCTAAAAAGGAATCAGCTTCATCTAAAAAATAAAGGAGATGGTACATATATGAGCACTTTAGAAGAACGTGTTGCAGTATTAGAGATTAATACTAGCAATCAGCAAAAAACTATAGATGATCATGAAAATAGAATACGTGAGCAAGAAGAAGTTAAAGCTGTTGTTGACGGATTAGTAGAGACTACAAAAAATTTGAAAGATACTAGTGAGGTATTGGTATCTACAATGAATGATATGAAAGTTGAAAAAGCAAAAGCAGAAGGTATAGCTAATATGTTCAAGAACATCAAATTAAAAGATGTTGCATATATGATAGCTATACTTATATTAGCTATCAGCATGTTAACTGGTAAAAAAGTTGATAATGCTACTCTTAATGAATTCAATAAAACTGTTGAGAAATTAGAAAAATTAGATGGATTAGAGTTAATTAAAGAAGGTGAAGCTAATGCAGATACAGCAAATGTTTCTGACTAAAAATAATTATTCAAGGCCAGGTACAAAAAGGAATGTTACAAGCAAAATAGCAATTCATTATGTAGGGAATGCACTTAGTAAAGCTATTAATAATCGTAACTACTTTGAAGGTCTAAAAAATCAATCAAGCAACAATTCAATATATGCATCAAGTCATTACATAATTGGTTTAGACGGTGAAATTATTCAATGTGTTCCTGATGATGAAATAGCTTATACAACAAATAGTGCAAATGCTTATAGCATAGGAATTGAGTGCTGCCATTTAGAAAACGGTACTTTCACGAAAGAAACTCGTAGATCATTAGTAGAGTTAGTATGCATGTTGCTTAAAAAGTATCATCTAAATGAGAATGATATTATTAGGCACTTCGATGTTACAGGCAAGTTATGCCCTATTTGTTGGGCTGCAAATAGTGGCCCAAAATATGATGATTACTTAAAGTTTAAGTTAGAAGTAAAAGCAATGTTAGAAGGTGAAAAAGTGGAAAAGGGGAAAGTTAATATTAATGGTAAAGTTAAAGAGTTTGATATCATTATGAAAGATGGTAGGACTTTTATTGATATGGCAGCATATACAAAGGAATTAGAAAAAAGTATAGAGTGGGACGGAAAAACTAAAACAAGGATTGTAAAAGGCTAGGTGTTATAACCTAGCTCTATTTTTTTTGCAAAAGAAAAGGCGGATTTTATTTGTCCGCCTTTTCTTCAAAACTAATATTCAATTTGTACCCTAGTAATTCAGCTATTTCTTCTAAGTCATTAACTTTCCAGCTATTATTACTTAATCTCTTAGCTATATTTGCTTGAGAGCATCTAAGCATTTCTGCTAAGTCACTTTGAGTTTTACCTGTACGAGCAAGTAATACTTTTATCTCTTTGCTAATATCCATTAAATCAACTCCTCTTATAATTATTATAAACATAAAGTTATAAAAGTAAATGAAAAAGTTATAAAAAATAACTTTATATTCATAAAAAGTATTGACAATATAAACATAAAGTTATATATTATAAATATAAAGTTAATAAGGAGTTGAAAACATGGACTATTTAATTGAAATTAGTAAGTTATCATGTGAATTACCTGTTCCTGTATTAGAAGATGTTAATAAACGAATCACAGATTGGATTGCTTCAGGCGGTAAAGAAGATGATCCATATATCAAAAGGCAGTATGAGTACTGCATTAGAGTTTTGGGAAGATAGCATAAGGATAGGCAAGTTCCTTAACTAGCCAAATAAAAAACACGGGGATGATTAATATGAAAAAAGTACTTTTATTAATATTAGCAATGCTAACTTCTATTACACCAGTAAAAGCAAATACGGTGGCTAACTATTGGGATATAGATATTGTAGATCAATCTAAAACTGGTGAATATGCAGATACAAATTGCGTACCAGCAACATTCAAAACATTATTTAATGCATATGAAATCAATTCTCCATCTGTTGAAGATATAAAAAAGCAAATGGTTGCTGGTGGTGATTTGAATAGTGGCGTAGAAGTGTTTAAGCAAGAATTATACTTTGATAAAGTTAATATACAATCTACATCATTAGATATTTCTGGAATGGAATGGGATGAACTTGTTGATAAAATATCTAATGGTCCAATTGTTGTAAATGTTGATTTGAGTAGAAATAAATTCTTTGATGTTTATGGTTTTACAGGGCACAGTATGCTTTTAGTAGGTTATTGTGAAGTAAATCAATATCTTATATTTGCGGATACCGCTCTAAATGATGGTATGTTAACTATGTGGAGCTATGAAAACTTTATTGATAGCTTCATAGGTTACGATGATGGTTATAATATGGGGTACCAAATAACAGAATATACACCTAGCGTATTATTCGAAGAAAAAGAAATTTTGGATATTGATAATTTAGATATGTCACAATTAATGTATTCTAGCTTATATGATGTGACTTTGTATGAGTATAAATAAAAAGATAGTTTGAAGGAGATGGTAATATGTATTACATCCAAACAGAATACGGTAATTTCGGAAAACCAAGAGATTTATATCTGTTTATGAAGCAAGAAGGAATAAAAGAAGTTACAGCAACAAGCTATTATATTGGTGACCAAGTATGTACAACACATATGACAATAGAAAAAGTAAAAGAATGGTCTGAGATGTAATACAAAATACAGTTTGAATAACAATGAAAATTTATGGCCATGCTCTAGCAAAGGAGTGTGGTCTTATTTTATGTATAAAAACCTTAAGCAATTGCAATGTACTTACTTGTAAAGTTGGAATTATCTAAAAATAAATTGCATAATAATGCTAAATAATATAGAATTATCTTAAAAATATATAAGGGGTGTATTTATGAGAAATAAAAGTTTAATAATGTTAGTAGGATGTGTATCTATATGTTCAGCAGTATTTGGTGCAACTGGAATGAAAATTAGTGCAGAACTTAAACAACAAAAAATAGTATGTAATGGATCTGAGCAAGTAAAGCAAATTGTAAGTTATAATGGAACTACATATGTACCATTAAGACAATTTGGAGAAATGACAGGTATATCTATTAACTACAATAATGGAATTATATATGTTGGAGAAAACAATACTATTGCAGCACCAGTTAAATCAGATAAAAAGAAATTTACTTTTACTATCAATGGTGTAACTACAGGAACCAATTATGAAGATAAGGAAATTGCAATAGTAGACATTTCTATGTTAAACAATAGTGGTAAATCAACAACTCCAAGTGGTAGCCTTTATAGTTTTAGAGCGTACCAAAACGGTGTAGAATTGGAAACAACTTTTGATAGTGATGTAGCACCACAAGATGAATATACAAGTGTGCTAAATGGTTCAACAATAAACTTTAAAAGTTTATTTGTGTTAAAAGATAATTCACCAGTAACAGTTGAAATAACAGAGTTTCTAGGAGATGATAAAGTAAGTAAAACATTTAATATTAACTAAATAAAATACGAGATTGAAAAGGCCAGTATACTGAATCAGTTTACTGGTCTTTTTTTATTGCACAAATATCACCTATATCACAATTAAACTCCAAGCAAATTTTCTCCAATGTTGCAACTGTTACGCTTTCACCTTTTTTAAACTTAGCTAATACATCCCAACTTAATCCTAACTTTTCATGCAGGTATTTTCTGTCCTTTCCATGTTTTCTAAGTATAACCTCTAACCCTATATAATCAATCACTTTATCACCTCTTATAATAAAATTAACACAAAAAGTAAAAAAATTCCATACAACTAGGAATAATAAGAGATAACTAGGAATATAAGTAGAATGTAAGTACAAAGTACCTACAATGAAACTTAAAGAAAGGGTGTTTGTATGGATATTATAAGTATAAATCCTGGATATTGGTCTACAAAAGTAGTATCAGAACAATATCAATTTATGTTCGATAGTACAGCAACAGAGTGTATAGATAAGCATAGTAGGGCGATTAACATCGAAGGAGTTAATTATAAGGTAGGCGAAGGAAGAAGAAACATAGACCTAAATAAAGAAGAGAATAAGATACAACTAGCATGTGTTGGTGAAGCTCTTGAAAGATGTAACGCTGATATATGCGATATAGTAACTTCTCTTCCTTACGTTATATACAAGAATGAAGAAAAGAGAAAAGGGTATGAGGAAAAATTATTAAAATTTGAAAAGGTTAATAAGGTTACAACCTATATAGAATGTGCCGCAGCACAATTAGCAGATGCAAGATGGTATAAAGGCAAGCTTGTGGCTCTTCATGATATAGGCGGTCTTACAATAAATACAATGATTTTTGAAGATGGTAAATTGGTTGATAATACAGCTGATAGCTTTAACTTAGGAACTATTATTTTAGATAATAAAATAAAGACATCTCTTAAGAGTGAAACATATAAAAACTATACAGATTATCAGATACCATACTTATTTAGCTGTATGGATTCTAATATAAAGAAAATTATAGACAAAGAAGTTGATAAACATTTTGAAGAGTTTTTACAGGAACTTAAGAAGAAAGGATACCCAGATAATATTGCTAGAAGATTTACAGGAGGTGGCTCTATTAGATTAAGAGACTATATAGAAAAGCATAATTGGTATATTGGTGATAATCCACAATGGGAGAATGCACTTGGCCAATATGTTTTTGGGAGGCTGGTGTTTAGATGAAGATTGAAATATACATTCCAGATTATGAAACAGAAGTTATAAAAAAAGTATTTGCTTTAAAGTCAAAAAGAAAATTAAGCAATGAAGTAGTTAGTTTAATGAAAGGTGAGTGCAGTTTAACTGAAGATAAGGTGATAGAACTTATTAGAAAGTATGCCGGTGAAAGTAAAGGAAATAAAGTGATAGAACGTTTAGTAGATGAAGACATACTTGGAAGTATTAATAGCGTTTTAGGGAATAGGGGGAATTGAAATGGTATTTTCATTAAGTTCAGGAGCAGCGTTAGTTCTTAAATTAAGCGGTTTAGCTATGACTACTGGTGTATTAAATTCATTACTTGATGCAAGTGACAAAAAAGAATGGATAGTAAGGGTTAATATTGTAGCTGGTGTTGTAGCTATAATTGTGATTTACACAGGTGTAGTAAAGCAAGCATTAGAAGTGGCACAATCTTTTATGCAGTTCATAGAGTAGGGTACTGGCGTGGCCTTAGTCTTTTACGCAGACCACGACAAAGTGAGTGGGCGAGTAAGTGTGTGCAAACACGCTAGTCCACTCATTGTAAAATCGTTGTTTTAGTGTTCAAACGGATTGTATAGTGGATTGAATAGGGGGTTGTCTCATGAATCGTGAGAAATTATTAACTAGTTTTATCACTGGTACTCTTATGGTAGCAGCTCATAATGTTATGCCACTTCTGTTGGTACCTGGTGCAGTTAGTGTATGTGGATCATTACTTGCATACGGTTTAGAATCTTATGGAGAATATCAGAATATGTTTAGCACTCTTGGTATAAAAAATAAAAACGGTGTATTCCCTAAACTTTTAGGTAAACGCTTAATAGGAAAAAATGTTGCAAGAGTCTATACAATACCACCTGGAATGGAATTTAAGGATATAGAGCAACATAAAGAGAAAATGGAAAACATCTTACATTCAAGTATTTCATTAACAAGAGAAAATTATACTTTTATTTTAACTAAGATTAAAAATAGGTATGCAAAAGTAATTAAAAAAGATTTTAGAAACAATATTAAAGGCACTATATTTGACTTAGGAGAGGATTTAGAAGGAAGATGTATAAAACTAGATATGACAGGTACAGAAATGCACACAGGTGTATTTGGTGCTACTGGAACAGGGAAAAGCGTGTGCCTTAATATAATCATGACTCAAATTATATTAAATAACTTTGAAGTTAGAGTTATAGATCCTAAGGCAGTAGAGTTTACTTTATATCGAGACTATCCAAAAATGAGTAAGTTTGCTATAAAAACAAGTGAATCATTAGAAGTATTAGAAAGTACAGTAAAACTAATGGATACAAGATATATAAAACTATCTGAAGCTAGATGTAAAAGTTTTAAAGATTATAAAGGTGCTGGTATGGACCCAGTTTTTCTTATGATAGATGAATATAATGCTATTATGGAAGATAAGGATTGTAAAAAGGCATTATTCGCACTTCTAAGTCGTGCAAGAGCGGCAAATATAATTGTTATAATATCAACTCAAAGGCCTAGTGCAGATGTTCTACCTGGTGCAATAAGATGCAATTTAAAGAATACAATTAGTTTTCAAGTTGAGACTAATGTTGATTCAGAAGTTGTTACAGGTCAAAAAGGAAACTATATAGCTCATAAAGATTTAAAAGGACCAGGTGAAGCATTCATAAAAACAGGTAGTAAGTTTAAGTTATTTAAATCATATTTTCTTACAGATGATGAAATAATGGCACAAATAAAAGATAAGCTAACAGGCTCAAAAATGCGTATAGAAAACGTCAATAAGCCTAAGTGTATAAATAATTCAAAGAAAGATATAGAAGCCATACAGAGTCTTATATGACGAATAGAGATAGTGAAGTAGTATCTTTTGTTAGTGCCAACCCATGCAGAAGCGATGTTATACAGAAGATATTTTACCCATCATACAGGGTTGCAATGCGACGCCTTAATAAGCTTACTGAATATGGTTATCTTAAGAGATGGAGGGAATCTCCTAATGAGAAATACTTTTACTATACTAAGAGTAGGCCTAAACAATTAGAGCACCTTAATACAGCAGCTAAAACAATTTTATACGCTAAGTCTTTAGGTTATGAGGTTGTAGAGTTTAGGCGAGAGGTTAAATTGGATAGTATAAGACCAGATGCAGTTATAGGACTTAAGAAAGGAGATAAGTACGGTGTATTATTGGTAGAAGTAGAGCGATTTAATAATTCGCTTAAAAAGAAGTTAGATAAATATGAGAAGATCTACAAAGAGAGAAAATACTTTTCTAAATTCAAGATACTTTATATTAGCAATTACAAAATAGAAAGTAGCATTATTGATATAATCAATATAAAGTTTGATGTTATAAATAGCTTATAAAGTGATTAGAAAATGATTAGGAAGTAATTAAAGAATAAATAAGTCCTGCAAATTATACATTTGTAGGACTTTTTTATGTCTTAAATAATGTCTTTGTAAAATTGCTGAACATGTTGAATCTCATAGAGTTTTTAAAACGAATATATAGCATAAAATCCATCAACTTTTTTATTTCAAAAATTATTTTTATTAGACGTTATATTTTTGACTTCTTATTTGTATGTTAGTTTGCCAAAACAATATGGCAATACAAAACAAGGAGATGAAGTAATGGGAAGTACAGTTTTTACAAAAGAAAAATGGTTAAAATGTAACAAGGTTAATAAGCGGTTGATGGAAGATTTCATGATTGAACTAAGAAGTAATAAGAAAAGTGTTTATACAATTGATCAATACAGATATGACATTAGAATGGTTATATGCTATGTATATGAAAGTATGGATAACATGTCATTCTTAGAAATGAAAAAACGTGATTTTAGAAATATTAAGATGTGGCTTATAGAAGAACGAGGAGTATCTTCGGCACGCTGCAGTAGAGTAATGAGTGCAATACATAGTATGTTAGACTTTGCAGAAGATGATGAGGAATATGGGTACGAATATAATGTATCTAAACGTGTAAAAGGACTTTCTAAAGAACCTGTTCGAGATATTATATTTTTATCAGATGATAGAATTAAAAAGCTTAGGAATGCATTACGTGAACGAGAAATGTATAAATATATGGCTCTAGTAGATATGTTGTATGATTCAGCAGGACGTAGAAGAGAAATACATCAAGTGCTTAGAGATGGACTACTTGAAAAGAACTATACAAACATAGTTAGAGGTAAAGGTGGTAAGAAGTTCCCACTACTATACTTTAGCAGGTCACATGAAAGCCTTGGACTATACCTTGGCAAGAGAACTGACAATTTAAAAGAACTTTGGATTATAGGAGAAGGTGATAAGGCACGCCCAGCTTCTTATGAAACTATATACGGATGGGTTGTATCTATGCGTTCTGTATTAGAGGAAATAGAAGGAGAGTATACGCATTTTACTCCTCACTCATTTCGCCACAGCGCATTAGAAAATATGAAAAAAGGAACACATTATATTTGCCGTGAGCTTGAAAAAGAAGAAGGATTTTCTTTAGAGCAGCTAAAAGTATTCGCTCATCATGAAGACACAGGAACAACTGAAGGATATTTGCAAAATAATGATAATGATGTACTTCAGCAAATGTTCGGGATAAAAGTGAATTAAATATATATAAACTATTCCAATTACATAATTATTTGTGTATAATAATCTAGCATAAATATTTATATTTATGTTTTACTTTATACAAAGGATATAAAATGTAAGAGGAATCAGGATGTAATCAAAATCAAATGTTTGGCTTAAATATTAAAAAACGATTCAAGGAGAACTTACATGGAATATCAAAACGATACTCTTCAGGAATTATTAGATAGTATTATATCTATAAAAGTTAATGGAGAAGTTATTTATAAAAAACAGGGCACATAATGTGCTCTGTTTTTTTATATTACGAATGTAATTGACGTAGTTTTTGACGTAGTTGTTTATATAATTATGTTTAAAATTATTTTTACAATAGTTTATAATATTACTAAAGTTTAAAATGTAATGCATTGATGCTCTAGGATAAACAACGTATTATCAATGTTTATATGATTTCTTATAAAAATTTGAAAAAGAGTAGCTCATTCGTAATGAGCAAGTCGCGGGTTCGAGTCCCGCTTCCAGCTTTATCAAGGCTTATAATAGATAGGCCTATGTTAATAAAATTAATATTGACGTAATATTGACGTAGTCGTATAAAAAAAGCATCCTCATTTTAGAGGATGCTTAATTCGTTTATTAATTCGCTTATTAATTCAGCAGCTTCACGCTTGCTATCGTTTGTACTATGGACATATAGATTAATAGTTGTACTTGGCTTAGAATGGCCTAGTATTTCAGAAACTGTTTTATAGTCAATTCCACTTTCTATTGCTCTAGTAGCAAATGTATGTCTTAAGCAGTGGAATGTTACTATTCGTATACCTGCTTTTTTACATATCAGCTTATGAGCTTTAGCTATACTGTCATATTTTATTTGTTCTCTTTTAGTATTTTTAAATACATAATCTTTATCATTTGATCCTGTAGATAATTTGTATTTTTTTAAAGAAGTACTTAATGAGACACTGATAGGTATATCTCTTCTTCCTGATTTTGTTTTTGTATCACCAGTTACAAGTTCATTTTCAAGCATATTTCCATCTTCATCATATTTCATTACTAATCTAGTAGAATTAGTTACGTGTATAATATTTTTATTTAAGTCTATATTCTTCCATTTTAGTGCAGTTATTTCACCTACTCGCATTCCTGTGCTTAATGCAGTTATGAATAATAAATTATAAAAACTATTTGAAGCAGCTTCTAAGTATAATTTTTGCTCTTCTCTAGTAAATACCTCTATCTTTTTTTCTTTATATGTGCTTTTTGGTATTTTAACATCATTTATTATATTATTTCGTATAAGGTTATTTGCTATAGCATGTTTAAACGTATTATTAAGAAGTATAACTATCAAGTTAAGGCTTTTTGGACTAAGGTTTTTCTTATCATTAAGAAATTTTTGCGTTTGTACCTGAGTTATGTTTTTTATATCCATATCTCCGAACAGACTATCTTTAAAATGCGTATTATATATACTCATATATCTTTCAAATGTTCCTAAACTAACTGAATCTTTTACATTTACTAGAAGATGTTCTAACATTAATGAATGTAATTTAACCTTATCTTTCCTTAATTCTTTCCCATATTCTTCTATATCATTAAGCCATTCTCTTGCCATTTTTTCTACAGCTCTAGAGCTTTTCCCTCTGAATGTTCTTCTCATTCCATTTTTGTAAACGTCTATTCTCCATTTTCCTTTTTCTATTTGTTTTGCAGTTGCCATATTCACAATCCTTTCCAGTATAAATAACTTTACCGTCTTTAATGCATGTTATAATCCCAGCTAAATCCAAACTAAATCACCCCAGTTTATCGAACGTTTATTCGATTAATAATAAAATTATAGCAATACTTAAAAGCTATTTCAATATAGTTTAAAGTTTT